CGCTGTTCACGCCGCCACGTCCACCGATCGCTTCTTGATTAACAGCCGCGTAGCCGACATGTCCTTTCTGCCCTGACATCGCATAAGCCGCCCCTGACGCAACGCCGCCAGCGCCCCCAGGCACAGTCGGTGGAACCATGTCTGCGCCACTCCCGCCCTTACCGCCCCCTGCCGTGCCAGTCGTGATTGACTGTGTGCCTGACGCGAGAACTGTATCTCCGCCGTCAGTGCCGTCAGCGCCGTTGATCGCGCCGCCAGTACCAGCAGCGCCGATAGTGACTGTGAGCGTCGAGCCAACCGTAAGCCCGGTCAGCGGATAGAGCGTAGACGCACCGGCGCCACCACCCGCGCCACTCGCGGGGTCAGACGAGTCTTGCTGTCCACCGCCACCGCCACCACCCGCGCCGATCAACGTAGCGACGACATTAGCCGCAGGAATAGTGAACGCCCCACTCACAGTCACAAGCGATCGTTGAAGCCCGACCGCGCCAACCACACGTCCGCCCGACGTGATCTGGGTAACATTGCCTCCACTGTCTTTGTAGAAAAGTTCAGTGATGCCAGCGATAACTTGCGTGTACGTCACACCGTCTGCGGCGTTGACGAGTGTAGGGGCACTGACGCGAGGGATGTACTCAGAGTGTAGATGTAGTCCATCATTCGCGTCGCCTGCGAACGAGTGATCGACTGCGACGCGTTCGCGAATGTCGAGCTTGAAGTCTCGGATACGCTCTGCCCCGAGGTTGATGTCCTCGGCGTCGGACGGGTCAGAGGGAGACCATGAGTGCGTGAAGGCCACTACGCGCTCCTACAGTATCTTCTTGAGTATTTCAGCCATACCTGGCGCAGTCGGACGTTTGACGCCGCGCGGCATACGCGCCACGCCTGTCTTCGTGACGCCCACACGCGGCTTGCGCGGCATACCGACCAAAGACGGTCTCTTCATCCCCTTCACGACACGCTCCATTCACTGCCGTTCCACGTGTACGCCCGCTCGCCGTAGTCGCCGAAGATAGTGTCAGTCGTAGCGCCGTCAATCGAAGGCGCCGTGACGATGATGTTGCTCGTCCCTGCGTCCCCGTTCGAGTCTTTGACCGTGAACGTCTGACCGAGGAACGCTGTACCGGGGAGGTTGAGAGTTGTCGCCCCCGCCACCGCACGTCCCTTGACGAACACGTTGTTGAACGACGACACCGACGCCGTGATGCTGCTCGTCCCGCCAGCCTCGATAATCTGAGTGGCACTGACAGGAGTGCTCGTCGTCGCGACTGCTGTGTTCACCCAACGTCCAGGCTTGGTAGGGTCGGCCCACGGCGTGAACACATTGATCCCGTCATCCACGGCCATCGACGCGGCGCTCCACATGAGCCACTTCTGACCGCCGTCAAGCTCACTAACAAGCCCGGCGAGATAGATCACGCCGCCATCGATTGAGCCAACGAGCCCGTCAATGAGACCGAGAGCAGTCATACTCGGCTGGAGATACGTGATGTTCGGAACGCTATCTGCTTCAGATGGATTGATCCCACCAAGCGTGAGATTGTACCACTCTGTCTGCGGTACGAACGTGGGGAGCGGCGGTGCGGTCATGGGGCACTCCGTATCCACGGATCACTCCAGTAAGGTCCTTGATTAGTCAAACCAGCGTTGTCAATATCACGGCTGATCTCGATGTCAGGTCGAGTATCATCACGCTCAATCGCTTCGTCAAGCTGCTCCTTAGCGAGTCCCTCGAAGTAGAGAGCACGATCTGTGCGGCCTAGAGTCTTAAAGAAGTACCCAAGTGTGTAGTTGATAATGATGTCATCTTTGTCCTCGTAGTCGCTCGATTGTGTTAGATCGGCGACGATGAACCGCGCAGGTGATTTGATATAGCGAAGCTGCGCCGTGAACTGTTGGAATGGTGCAGGCGCCATGACGATGAAGTTCCCCCACCGCGCGTAGATGCCCGGCCACCCTGGCGGTATCCACTCCGGCGCAGGGTAGTGTGAGTCGAACCACCGCCACGGCTTCTCGATAACCTTACGGCTCGTCCCAAGCGACGATACACCGCTCGACGTGTCAAGAAGCACGAACGAGTGGATCGTCTTCACGTTCGGCGGCGGGACGAGGAACTTGTCGAGGCCTGGCGTGCCTGTGAAGTTCATCTGCGCGAGCGCAGTCTCCGCCATCTCCGAGAAGTCATACGCGCGATTGATCCGAGATTGAGCGAGGTTGAGCCCAATCACGATCCGTGCGAGCGTGAACGACGCGTCTTGCTCCGTGCGGTTGCCTAGTCCCGCCAGAACCTCGTCTTGGAAGTTGTCGAGTGTAAGTGCGCCCACGTGCTCACCCGCCCAACTGCCCTATCGCGAGAAACGTGAACGTGCCGACGTTGGTGTCGTTGGAGGCTTGCGCGATGGCACCCGCCGCTGTGGAGAGTGTGCGAGTGTCCGTGATCGCGCCTGCGATAACACCAGTGATATTAGTGTACGCAGCGTCAGAGACAATCGCACCGCCGCTGACAACGCCGAGTGGATGCGTGGCGGGGTTGCCGCTTGTCGTTGAGAGCGTTGGATTAGCAGCTGTGATCGTACCAGAGCCAACGGTGATGTCGGCGCCAGCTGTTCCATACGCACGGAAGGCGTGACCAGTCGCGTCCCACGCGATGATAAACCCTTCAGATGAGATACCATTCGGGACGACAGTGAGCGTGCCTCCCGGCAGGAACGCCTTGGTGATCGCTGTGATCGCCGTGAGCGTCGAGTTGTAGTTGGTGAGATTGCACGTCCCACTCAGGACGCCCATCGGCGTGTTGCCGAGACGCCCTGGGCGCGGAGTGTCGAGCGTGACGGTCGCTGCATAGACAGCCATGATCGCTCTCCTTAGTAGGGCATCATCAGCGAGACGAGTTTCTCGGACACGTCATAGCCGACGCCGGCGTTGACGATGGTGGCGGCAGTTTGGAGAGTGAACGCAGGATACGTGCCTTGTTTGAGTAGCTGGCCATCAGCAGCTCCGCCAGCGATCGCCGACGCAGCGACGCAAGTACCACGGATTTGGATGAAGCCGTAGACGACCGTACCCGTCGCGACGACTGCGAGTGCGACGCCGGCAGGACCAACGCCAACTGCGCCATCGACCGTGTTCATGTCGAGTGACGCCACGTACCCAACGAGATCGCCGACCGCGACGGCGTTTGTGCCGGTGAACTTGACGTACTTGTACATCTTGTTGTCGGCTTCGAGAATACCGCCGACAGCGACCTGCGGCGTCGTGTCGAGATCAGTGAGTGCGGGGTGGAAAGCTGCAATGCGGCTCATATGAGTCTCCTCAGTCGCGCAGAGATTACGGAGTGTCGATGGTCGAGAGGACGCCGAGCACGCGTCGCCGATTGGTCATGAACGAGCACGCAAGCTCGACCTGCGCCGCACGGTCGTTGACCTGGTTCGGGATCGCCTTCCACTCAGTCATGTCGAAGAAGTAGCCTGGGTCGTAGACGAACTCAATGAAGCGAGTGTTAAGGAAGTACATGCGCTCAGTGATCGCCGGCGACCAGACCATTGGGATGCGTTTGTAGGATTGATTGTCGAACCCCATGTCGGCGAGACGATTGTTCGACACACGATACGCGGCGCTGACCGTCGCCTCGTACAGCTCGTAGGAGTTCATGTCAGACAAGATGATGTCCGGCGCGTCCATCCGACGGTTGTTCATGCAGAGGTTGAGGAGATGGCGCATCCTGTCGATGCCATTGACGGCGAAGCTGAGTCCCGTCATGTCGATGGCTTGGTTCTGCCACCATGTGTAGACAGAGGGGTCAATACCGCCCGCGTTGAACGACGACGATGCAATATTGGCGAAGTCGGGGACGAGGAACTGGAGTCCGTCGATTGACGCCGCCGGGAGAGTCGCCGCCCCCGAACCCGCTGCGAGCGTGCTCTCAAGCGTCGAAGTGAGCGACTCCTCGGTGTTGTTCAGCTTCGCGTTGACCCAATCAATGATGCGGCTGTCGCCCGAGTTCTGCTGCTCGTCAACGCCGAACCGAAGAATGTTCGCAACGAGATAGCGCCACTGATACTGCGCAACCGTCAGGAACTTGAAGTCGTTCATAGCGACAGTGCCGCCGCGCGCGATCCACTGGACAGTGGTGTTCTGGCCGTACTCAAGATTGGTTTCGAGGAACCGGCCGCCGCGCACTGGTCGCAGCTTGCCTTTGTCCTTCATCCAGAACCAGAACGGCGCGGCAGTGAAGATGTTGTCGAAGACGCCCGGCAGACGTTTCTGCCAAGTCGTCGTGTAGAGATCGTCAAGTGCCTGAGTGAATTGATTGGCCACGTCGTTCCTCCTTACATGCCTTCAAGTGCGGCGAGAACACCGGGATAACGCGCAGAGACTTCACGATAAGCTTCAACGCCCGCGTCACGGCCCGACAAGGCTGGAGCGCCGTTGACTTGGCCGCCAGTGGGCGTAAGACCCCCCCACCGAGGCGCGGGTTTGGGCGCGGGAGGGTTGTACTTCGCGTCGAGCGACGACGCTTTCGCCGCGTTCGAGCCGCGCGCGAGAGTGTAGAGCGACGGAATGTCGAGCGTCGGATGGACTTTCGCAAGCCCAATCATCTCGTCTTTCCAGTCATTGAAGTCTTTGCGCTCAGAGCGCAGTTTCTCGACTTGCTCAGTAGCGGATTTCGTAGTGACTTGCATCTGGAGGCCAGACAACTGATCGGCGACGGGGCTGAGTGCCTCGGCGATCTGCGCGCGCACCGCTTCGCCGATCGTGCCGACGATGTGCGCGACAAGCTCGGGCCGCGACATTGCCTCGAAGTCGGGCGGCTCAGAGGGAGCAGCTTGCGGTGCTGCGACCGTGCGGACTTCGTTGACGAGCGTATCGAGCTTACCGCCCAGACTTTCGTTGAGCGTGCCGAGCGAACCGATAAACTCATTCCAGTTCGACCCGGTAGGCGTCGAAGCGGCGGGAGTACCATCGCCCCCAGGCGTGCCACCAGTGCCGTTCGGTGCGGCAGCGGGAACAGACGTGCCGCCAGTAGTCGCGGCGCCGTCGCCGTCCACGAAACAAACGCTGGGAGGAGTGTAGTTGAGGTAGCGAGTGAGCCAGTGCCGAGTCATCGTGCTCTCCGTCGTGCAGGAGTGGTTGCGGTGTCGTCATCGAGAGAAGCCTCCTCGACAACTAGCGGAGACGCACGAGCCGCAGCACGGACACGCGATTGAGCGAGTTCAATCTCGTGATAGAAGTGCATTTGGAACTGTTCGATGATGCCAGGAGTGAAACGACCGACAGGATCAAACGTGACGCGAGGGAAGGGACGCGACGTGCCGTTGTCGATCAGGTCGATGACCATGCGACCGCAGGTGGTTTCGGGGTTAGCGGGGGCGGTGTCGCTCATAGTTTTCATGCTCCTCTGTTCAAAAGGGGCCGTCAAGGGGATTGCGATAGGTAATAAGGTGGCACAGGGATGGATAAATGTCAACATCACCATTCCCTCGCCGCCCGACTGTGCCACAGTAGCGAGTCCCGCAGATAGTGCGACTCCACTCCGCGCTTCGCGCACTCCGCTCGTAGTTCTTGAGGCGTCTCAATGACTCGTGGTGTCTCCCATGGATCGTAGATGTGTTCGAAGACGGCAGGCTTGAACGTGATGACGGCGGAGGCGCCAGAGTGGGCCGGAGGGCCGAATACATGTCGGAGGAAGTAGGCGAATGCACAGTGATCGCACGGTTTCTCGCAAGAGTGGATGTAGCAGATCATGCTGCGCGTCCTCCAGCCATAGCAGTGAGCGCGGCGGGGGGTGCCCCCCGGAGTTGCTGTACTGCTTGGCCCATGTCCATAGGGTTGTCGGGGGAGTTGCCTTGGCCACTCTGCTGCTTGAGCATATGGTCGGCGTCGATACCATACTGCTCACCGAGCCAGAACTGCGTAAGTTTCATCGGGTCGATAAGTGGGTTGAGCTTGGCGCGGTCGTAGAACTGAGTGGCTTTGGCTTCACGGAGTTGTTTCGTCATCGGGAGTGATGTGTCGGGGTCGATCTTCACGTCGTAGATAGCGTCACGGAGTAGGCTAGGCTGGAATCGCACCCAGATCGGGACGCCCTCGGGGCCGACAACATCGAGGACCATCTCAGAGTCCCAGTGAGAGATGATGAGATGGTTCATGTCAGAGACAACATTGACGAGGAGATCAGCGCACGCGTCCCGCCGCTCGTCGATACGGATCTGAGTGGCAGAGTTGACGATGTTAGCCTCAGTGGCAGAGCGATCAGCAGAGCCAGGCGCATACTCACCGAACTGGTTGACGCCGAGACCGAGAAGCTCTTGGATTTCTTGAGAGAGTACGCCACCTGCCGACTCAAGGATTTGGATGATCTGAGAGAGACCGCCGTGGACCATTTCTTTCACGCCGTTGATATTCTTGACGTGGATGACACCTTGGGAGTTCCCGTCGATCATCTTGCTCTCCTCGTCGGGGGAGACGGCGCCGATTTCGCTCAACAGCTTTGCGATAGCGACGCGGCGATGGTTGCGGAGTTGGGTCCGTATCTCATTCACTTCACCTTGCTGCGGGGCGAGGATTTGAGAGTCACTGATCCCCCAGAATACTTCATCATCGTTGTTGAAGATGAGAGGATAGTAGTTGAGGCGGCCCGACCGTTGAAGTTCGTCTTCTTCGCAGAAGAGTACTTTGTCCTCGATCTTTGTGTTGACAGCGTGCGGCGCCATGACGAAGACGAGACCTGTCTTTTTGTCTCTAATCTCCCAGAGTATAACGCCTTCGCGGTTGCGGTCGGTCATGGATTGCGTGCGGGCGAGAAGTCGTCCCTCAGTGACGCCCGACATGATCCCGTCAGTGTTCTTGAAACGTGGATCGGATTGAATGTCGTTGAGCGTCCGCACGTCCTCGAAGCAGACCCACCGCGCCGAGTGAATGTCCACAGTGCCGTGCGGGACGACGACTTGACCCGGATGGGCTGCGAGCAACCACGGCATGTTGGGATGGACGAGGGAGTTGTACTCGACACGGCGCTGGACTTTCGTGCCGCCAGCGTCAGGAGCAGCGGTGGAGATGTCATCAGGAGTCGGAGTGTGTTCAGCCCCATAGCCAAGTCGGAGGCCGCCAGTGCCGAACATGACTCCATGTTGCACCGCGCGTTTCATCTGGCCTTTGACGCCCATCACGTCGATGAGTTTGTTGTCGGCACGTTCGAGGAGTTTGGAAAGAAGCATGTTCTCGATGCCGGGCTTGGAGGGAGTGATAGAGACGGAAGGGTTACGGTAGTAGATACGAGGGATGAGTGTCCGCATCATCTTGAAATACACGTTCGAGGGGAGGATGTCGGGCCGCCACTCGCCGCGATACCAGCGCCGCCACGTGAGCCACGACTCTTCGTGCGCGTAGGTGCGCCGGAAGGTTTTGCCTTTGGCGACAGCTTCAATCCAGTATTGCGGGATTGGCTTGCCAGAGGACGTGTAGCCGTCGCGAGGAGTGTCAGCCACGGTGTACTCCATAAAGTCGGAAACCCCGGCCCCAACTAGTAAAAGCTAGTCCCATACGGGCCAGATCGTATAGCGAGGGGGCCGGTTTCCGAAGCCGCACTAGGCGCCGGCGGCGTGCCGATGCCCGGGTCTGACCGGCTTGCGCGCGTCGCCCGTCGTCATAGACAGTAGGGGTGGTTGTACCGCCCCTCGGGCCGGTGCTCGCAGACTTGCTAACGAGACGAGTAGACTTGTTCCTGAAGAACAACGAGCGGCACGCCTCATTCAGTCGCGCAGCTTGTCTGTCTTGTCCGTCGCGCATCTGCGAGCCAATGTTCATAGCGGAGTAGTCCTACGCGGCTGGTGTGTTCGCCGTAACCGCGTCGGCGAGACTGGCCGCGTTCGAGTTGATCTGATCGACGACCGCTTGAAGTGCGGCAGGGTCATTCGCCGCGATCGCCGCCTTGAGATCGGCGGACAGAGTTTCGAGGAGCTTCACCACACTGTCTTCGACGGTCTTCTCTGCGGCGACAGCGGCTTGGAGGTCTGCGAGCGTTGCCATTATACGTCCTTGGTTGCTGAGGATTAGGTCGAGTTTGGCCTCAATGCGTCTTCGGCTCGACCAACCGAAGAGACGAGAGTTGTAGTTATCAGCCATGATCGTCTATCTCCACTCCGCCGCCGAGCCGCGCTGCGTCCTCGATCGACAGCTCACACACCGTCCACGCGCCGAGCGGCGGCAGTAGCTCGCTCTCTCGAATGTCGAACACACGCTCTCCCGCCGCGTTGTAGAAGTGCGCACGCCACCGAGGCACTCGCTCCGAGAACCGGAACGTGCGGATGAACTCACGCTCTCCCACCACTGCGGCACGGTCGCACTGCGGTACAGTCACAACCACCCCCACTCTTTCAGCTGCGCGATGTCGGCGTTCGCGCGCGTGCCGATGTCGTTGCGGTACTGCTTGTTCGAGACTTTGATCTTGTCGAGGAGGCGATAGACGCGTCGCCGCGCTTCGTAGGTGTAGTCGGGGCGAGAACGCTTCCCATTGTTGAGTGGCTTCGGTGGTGTGACGCCGCCGACTGCTGTTGCCTTAAGGAGCACTCCGTCTCCACCGGCGGTGACGTACTCTCCACGAGTGCGTTCAATGTCGGTGAGAAATAAGTGTAGTAGCGTGTCGTCGTCGATGCCGAGGACCGGCTCGCCCGCACTGTCACGGTCAGGTCTCCGCATAGGCCAGGGGGGGACGGATAGACGTACTGCGATCATCGTGTCGCTCGTCAGCGCCATCGACTTCTTCGTGCCCATAGCGACATCGAAGAGGAAGTCGCCGAACGGCTCGTCAAGACCCTCGGCGAGCGCCTCCACCGCGTCATAACCCATTCGGCTCGTAACTTCTAGAGCCCACGCGCCGTCAGCGTTGACAATGGTATTGATATCGAACGGGCCGCGGTAGCCAAGCATGCGGAGGAACGGCTCTGTGCGCTCAATCGTGTCGCGCGTGAGTCGGTTTGAGTCCGCTCTGATAACCACGTTGCCCATACACCCGGTGTTCTGGCCGAGGTCGCCGGCGAGAAACCTCTTGTCTTCAAGAGTGTGGTTGAACGGTGTGATGAAGTTGCTCCCATTGAACCACCCCTCCGTCGAGATTTCGACGCCACTGACTATTCGCTGGACGATGCCAGACGACTCGGGCGGTAGCTGGCGCACGGCGCGGGGCCACAGACTTTCGTCCTTCACCACCGCTGTCTTCGCCGTCGAGATGTTGCCGTTCGCTTTCACTACCCATCCGTCCCCCCAGCCGTGCGTGGCGGGGAGCTTGAGCGCCTCCGCCGTCGAGTTGAAGTAGTGCGTCTCTGGCGTCTTGATCCCGGCGCGCTCGAATAGTTCCATGCCCTTGCGACGATCTAGCTCGATCGTGTCCAGCGCCGCACTGAAACCGATTGCAGGTCTACCGAGACTCCGAACACTATCTTCGCAGCGGCCGAGGCCAACGCAGTCAGCGATGATAAGGTCTGCGCGTCGAGCCGCTGAACGCCATTCGGGCACACGATTAACGATACCTCGTCCTGCGGACTTGAAGCGGGTGTCAGCGATGTACACGTCGGCACTATGTCCCTCCAACGCAAGACGCTGAGCGATACCGAGCCCGTCTCCCTCCTTGCTGACGAAGAGGACACGCATCAGTGAAATCTCTCCGGCACACCGAACACGGAGCGTTCGCGCCCCTGCTCGCCGAACAACGCCTCGAACGAGAACGGGTCGCGCTCCTTCACACGCTCGTAGTTGTCGTAGGCATGTTCCCAATCTGCGCCGACGGAGCCAATGACACCGGCGCGTTCAGCGACGACTGCGGCCATGCACGTCGCCATGACTCGATCATCTTTGCAGCCGTTGTCCGCTTCCGCTTTCCCATCCTTCTCAATGAACGTAGCCAATTCGCTCTTGAGCAGAGGGGAGTGTATCGTCCATTCAGTCGCGAGTAGTTCGCGCGTCGTGCCGAGGATGATACCACGCGACGAAGCTGTCGTAAGCGTGCCGTAGTGTGAGAGGTGCGATAGTACATGTTGCACAGACTCCTCGCCGCGCGAACCGCGATGGACAAGCCAGACCGGATATATATCCAACAACCGGGCAAGAGTAGTACCGCCGTGATTATTGCGCTCGACGTTGATGTACGCAAAGTTGAACCTCTTACCTAGACGGGCTAGTTCTTCACCGAACTCCGGCGGCTCGACAGTGGCACTCGCATACTCAGCGACCTGGCACTGATCAACGAGGTCGAAGACTTGTGCGACAGAGTTGTCTGCGCCTACACCACCTGCGGGATCAGCGCCGATAGTGTAGACGTGGCCAGCGACCGGATGGCCCGACTTGACGTGAAGTTGCGCAGACTCTCGTACCCACGCGTCTGTCGCTTCGAACCGCACGCGGCGGAAGAACCCGAACCCTTTTGACTGGAAACACTCGTCGAAGTCGAACGGATAGGCTTCTGCAAACGCGTGGAGATCAAGTTCGTAGTCGATTGAGAGACGCTCCCGTCTCCACTGCAACTGCTCGGCGGTCACTCCGCGGGCGAGGAGAGCAGGCTCGCCGAGGTCTTCCTGTAGTCCCTCCAGGAAGCGGCGGCGCTCATCCTCGCTCGCGAACGGGATAGCGTACTCGGGGGCGTCGGGCCACGCGAAGAAGTGAAGCGCGAAGCCAGTGCCCTCGCGCGCCCGAACGCACTGTCGATGGAACCAGTTGCCGACGCCGTTGCCAGTGGACTCGACAGTGATCTCGCCATGCTCGGCAGCAGGGAATGTGCCACGCACGATAGACTCAGGATCGGGATAACGGCTGACTTCGGAGAGGTGAAGATCGGTGATTGTATCGCCGTGGCCGAAGGAACGGGCACCAGCAGTACCGATGTAAATCGTTGAATTAGTTTTCTTGAAAACGATTGCACGCTGACTATTGGTTCCGAGTATTGGTTTGACATCGGGAGGGAGTTTGAGGTTTTCAAGCGTGTAGTGTGCTTTGGCGAGTAGGCGTGTCGTGGCCTCGGCTTCGTGACTCACGATGACGCACGTCCGGTTCTGCTCGGTGAGACACTTCGCGACGAAGCGTGCAACGATGTAGGAGGAGACCCCTTCCTGCCGCGCTTTCGGGATGATGTTACGGCGCGTCCAACCCGCATCGAGCCGCGCTTGAATATCGTTGAGGCGAAAGTCGCACGCGACGCCGCTCTTATCCACGATGCGGAACATCGCTTCGATGACAGTGCGGTAGCGTGAGGGTGCGAGTGCGCTCATGGCGTTTGGAACGAGGCAATTACAGCGGCATTGAAGGCGCGCCCTGTGAAGCGCAGACGATCTTGAGGGTGATAAACAGAGTGAGCATTGTCGCGGGTTTCATTGATCTGTTCTCCTACGGTGCCGGCTTGAACGTCGCGATCACAGCCGCGCCAAAATGAAGGTTCGGCCAGCTCCATGTGACGTTGGCAGCCCCCGCTGTCCCTTGCACAATAAAGCCCATAGCCATTGATTGAGCCTTGGCGGTAAACCCGACATTCTCGATAACCGTTCCGAGATTGGCGACAAGCGGGTAGTCCGCGCTGGAAAAGCCGTTCTCGGTTGCGGCATAGATCACAAGCTGATTATTGGTGGTAGGCGTAACGCTTCCGGTAGTAACGGAAGCAGTCCCGCCGTTGGTGTTCCCGTTCTGCTGGTCGAGGGGCGCCGACGCTTTGGTATTGCGAAATACGGCAACGGCCAGCGCGGAATTGCCGCCTCCCGCCGTCACTGTCCAAGTGTCGCTACCGAAGATTGTCGGCACGGAATAGTGATAATTAAGATGAGTTCCCGACGAATTTAAGCCGAGTATCGGATTGTACACATTTCCGAGTAAATCGCTGATAACGGGACCAACGCTTAGCGTTGCCATTGCTGTTACGATGAGCGTGGCACCCGTAATGTTCAGCGCGCTACTCGTCATCCCGTTTCCGGAAACGTCCTGTGCGACAAGATGCGACATGAGGATGCCGCCCGGCTGGGTTGCGCCACCGATCAACCATGCGCTTGCTTTGCGCGGCAACAGCAGCGTGGGCGCAGCGCCCAACAGCAAGCGCCGCGACGGCAGCAACAAATGGGAGCTGCGTCGCCTGATCATGGCGTCGGGGCCAAAAAGACAGTGAGCGTGCCGATACCAGTGCCACTCGTCCACGTCGTTGTGCCAGTAGTCTGGAGGCAGAGTCGATCGCCTGCGGTGAGTGTTGAAGTCGTCACAGTAAGTGTCTGGTTGGTAGCTGCGGTGCCGTTCGCGTTGAAGCTGCCGGAGTGGAGTGTAGTACCAGCAGAGCACGCCGTACCTGAGGGCGCCTTGTTGACGGAGACAGTCGCAGCGCCGCCAGTCGCAACTTCCACCGCGCCGATGATGGCGCTGATCGTGGAGTTTTGGTTGATGACAGCAAGGACGGTGTTGTTGGGGTTGAGAGCGGCAGGCCAGCCGATGGAGACTGGTATGTTGTGGAGTTTAGCGATGCCAGCAGTGGACGTGGAGGCCGCACCTGCTGTGCAGCCCGCACCGCCGTTTGAGAGATCGGCGCACGCAGCTTGTGCAAACCCTCCTCCCGTTGCACCTTTGAGGGCGACAGCGCCAGTGCCGGACGTGTCAGTGAGTGTCTTGCCGTCTGCGATGGTGAGAGTTGCGCTGGTCGCTGGGGCTGTGATTGCGACTTTGTTTATACTTGTCGCGCCCGCGACACCGAGCGACGGAGTGACGAGGCTCGGCGACGTAGCGAGAGCGAGCACAGTGCCAGAGCCGGTTGTCGTCATCTCGCCGAGTGTACCGGCGTTGTCGTAGAGGACACGTGCGGTTACACCGCCAGAGACAAGCGTAGTGCCGACTATGATGTCGCCCGCCGTAGCAGTGATGGTGCAAGTCGCGCCGAGCTTGCACGACTGGCCGTTGACCGTAGTGGCCGCAGAGATCGGGCGCGCAGACGCTGACACGCCTGACGTGTTGCCGAGGACAGTGTTGTTGGGGAGTTTGCCCGGATAGTCAGCGAAGACAGCCGCACTCGCCGAGCCGAGGATGATCGCACCGATCCACAGCGGAAGACGTAGACGGCGCAGACGACGGCGCGTGCGGAGTTTCATGGCACAAACTTCAAGTTGACGAGGTTGAGATGGCTTTCGAGCGCGACGAGTGCTGCTCCGATGCCCATAGCGATGTAGATAACACGTTCAATACGGTTGAAGCGAGATTGGTTCTGAGCGTGCATCCGTTCACGCTCTTCGTCTTGGTGTAAGAGTTCTTCCCGTATTTCTTTACGGTCGCGCGTGCATTGATCGATGTGTGCCATCAACCGCTCCTCGATAGGACAGTTGTGTGTGACCACGAGCGATCAACTCCACGCCTCGATGGTGACAGTCGAAACGGTGTGGCAGATGATGGATAGCGTGTCGGTGGCGTTGGGCGCGGCGACAAGGACAGGCCCGAGTTCAGTGTGGATCATAATGGAAGAAGTGCCGTCAGTCGTATCGGCACCAGGGATAGTTGCAGTGGCGTTGAAGTTGATGTAGAGTGGGCCGGTAGTGGAGTTGATGCGGAAGATAGTAGCGCGGTTACCGTCGGCGTCTTCGGGGGGCGTGATCGCCTCGGCGGTGTCAATGGCGAGTATGCGACTGTCGCACCAGTCAGCCGTGTTAAGAAGATTAGGGACTTGCGTGCCCTGCTGACGAGCGACGGCGACTAGACGAGTGATTGAGGGCACACCTTCCTCCAAGATTAAGAAGAACTCGCCGTTCTCCGTGAGAATACGGCCGAAGTCTTCAGTGAGAAGTGGAGTTTGAGTCACGCCGAGAAGCCACTAAATACAACTGTGTTGTCCGCGGGACAGACAATCGAACCGAGCGCGCCTGCGCTTACTGAGGCACTGCCGTTAGGAGCGAGAAGAGTAACTCCACTCGTCACGGCGATAGAACCGCCACCGACGAGATCGACAATAGATGCAGTAAATCCACCGTTGCACACGCCCGCTGAGATGGTGAGGATGGTAGCGGAACTTGCACTCAGAACGACTTGCTTGCCGTTGTCAGCGGCGAGGAGAGAGCCAGTACCCGCGCTGATCGTGCGGACGTTGACTGAGTTGCCACCTAGGTTAGCGAGTTGCGCGAGTGTTGGATCGGCAGCGGCTAGTTCAGAGACTCTCTTACCGATCATAGCGGAAGCTCCGCGTTATGTAGGAGGGTAGAAGATGAGTGCGCAGGCGGAGAGGAGAGCGCACGTGACGATGACGTAAGCGACAGCGCGCCGACTGAAGGGGGAGAGCATTCTTACAGAAGTCCGATGAGGAGAGGGAGAAGTGCGGGCAGGACTTGTGGGATGAGGACTTTAAGTTCGCCCCAGATCATGCCAGCCCAATCTGTGCTGACGCCTGCGGCTGGCACGCCTGCGACACACGCCACTTTCGCGTCGGCCCAGAGTACGCCGATCGCAGAGTGTGGGTCTTGTGCGTTGAGGACAGCGACGGCGGCGGGAGGTAGAGCGGCGATGTCGACGCAGACAGTGCTAACTGTCGTAGTGAGCGCAGAGCACGCTGACAGACTCAGTGCGGCGCACAGACCTAGATCGAGGAGCCTCACCGCTCGCTTCGCTTGTAGTTGTTTCATAGTCTTAGGCCTTCACTGATGAATAATAAACCCGAAAGAGTGCCAACCGAGAAGGAAGAGGAGGATGAAGAGAAGAAGTCCATGACCGAACCACCCATATGCGCCGAAGGTGGCAGGCGAGGAGTGGTAGACACTCCCGAACACAATCCAGAGAACCATAAGTATCCAGAAGAGGAGACCGATGCTCATAATGGAGACTCCTTTAAAGGAGGGACCGCAGCAGGGATTGCCGCAGCAATCGTGGCGTCTTTCTTCTGACTGCTTTCTGATGAGCCAAAGTAGTAACCTACGACAGTCGCAAACTGCCCGATAATTGCGCCGACGATCATAGACGTAGAGGAGTTATCGGATTTAGCGTAGGAGAGTCCAAGTGCAACGCCGAGGAGGAGATAGACGAACGCGCCGAGCGCCGCTTTAACTTGCCAAGGCATGTCGGTAGAAGTCATGGAGCGTCTTTCGCTGTACGAGCTTGTTCAAAAGCGACCCCTGCTTTCTCTCCTTCGAGATGACTGGCGCGCGCTGTTGAAGCAACGAGTGCATCTTTCATAGAATTAGTGGCGAGTTCAACCTTACGAATGTCGATGGCGACCGCGTTGACATGCTGTTCGAGACGGAGACGAGCGATACGTGCCTCAGTAGTTGCTTGAACCATTCGCCATAGTCCATACAGAAGCACCACTAGCGTAACTGCGCTGACGGCGCTCTGAAGAATTATAGCAACTGAGTCCACGCAGCGTTACTCCATGTCGATAGTGGGAGTGCGTGTAGCTTCACCGCCTTCGGGGGGACTGCCGACGTTGACTTGGACGTTGACGTTGAGGCTAGCGATCAGTGCGGCGGCGACATCTTCGGCAGTGGTGCGGGATTGAGGTACAGGGTCTTTCGCAAACCCGCCGAAGCTCGCACCTTTAAACCACTGCTCGCTCGCGCGAAGTGCGGTGTTCTCGTCGTTCGAGCCGAGGCCATTCTTAAGTGCGGCGAACGCGAGCGGCTTCATCGCGATGAACTCGGCGTCAATAGCAGAGAGATGTTGCTCTCGGTACTCTAAATATCGCTCATCAGTAGTGATACGACTCACACCGCTCTGCGACATGCCGAGTGCTTGAGCTATTTCAGCGATGCCAAGGCCGCGTAGTTCGAGTGCGTAGATACCTGCCCACTTGGTTGGGATCTCGCTACGCGCGTGCTTGCCTTGATTGCGCATCTCGGGGTGTACAGCGACACCAGATGGCAGCTTCGAGTGCGAGTGCGGCGCGTGCGGCGGCGCTGCGGGGAATAGTTCGTCGAGATTAAGCCGCACGTTCGACCTCACGTCGCGGGAGTGGCGTGGTGGCGGAGGGAGTGGCGGGAGCGAGTAGTTCATCAACCCGGCGCGGATTTGCGCGCCCGAAGTCGGAGCGGAGGAGCAGGTCGCGGAGCGACGGCGGCGGGGCGCGGTCCATGGTGTTGTATATAGGGGTGTGGCGCGGCGAAGTCAAGCGCGGTGTAACGGCGGGCAGGGTGGTGCGATGTTGACAAATTCGCCCCCACTACCACGTTTCCCAATCGAGTCAATAAAAGTATAAGTACCCGTCTGGGGGGTCAGGCGCCTCCCCCGCCCGCCCGTCACTCTGACTAGAATGAGTCTAAGTGCGAAGACTTGACGTGATGAAGTATAGCGAGTAGTATAGTTGCAGTGAATAAAGAACTTGACAAGAGTAGATCGAAGTAATGAAGACGAGAGCGAGTAGAGCGCGAGTGGTGGTGAAGTAGTTGCGCAGTCATCGGCGCAAGTAAAGCCGATCGTAGCGGTGGCTGATGATATCGGAGTGCGTGCAGTCTAACGTGGATGTGAGCGGTGTGGAGTGGGGCATAGCTGCGGCAGTGTCATTGTGTGCGGGAGAGAACACCACGCTCTGCGGGCGTCTATGACGACTACAGCGGCATTGGTGCGAGTGCGACGACGACAGCGCGCAGCACGGTGGCACGGCGCTTGCTACGCGTGCGCGGGCGCACGAGTAATAGCAGCAGAGGCTTGGGCGCATGCGACCGGGGCGATCTAAAGACGTAAGGTTGTAAGGACACAGGCGAGGCTTATCGGCAGGTATGGTGAGGTATTGTACAGAGGGGGGTTGTTATATCCACCACATTTCCTGCGGATCACCTCGACAACACACCCACGTGTCCTTACGACCTTACGACCTTACGTCGCCTGCGCCCAAGGCGTCGATTGTGCTTGACACGCGCCGTGCGCCCATGCGACCTTGCGTCCTATTAGGCACTGCCGGAGCGCGCTGGACACCACGTCCACTGCCCGGAAAGGCACCCTGGCGCGTTGTGCTCTAATCGCGAGATTGCTGCGCCGCCCGACTTGTCGGCGGCCCGGCTTGGCTGGTAGCGGGAATGGCGCGCCACAACTTGCAATCCGTCTATCATGCCGCGCGCCAGCGATGGAGCACGCAATGGACACAATCCACCACGGCATTAACCTGAACGTTCATAACGTCCTAGACGTGAATATGCACCGTCTTGACAACGGACATGTTCGTGTTGTTGTGCGTCACAAGGTGCACAATTGCAGCGACAACACGTATGGCGTCGCTGAGTTTGAAATGACGCTGTTTGCTGCCGAAGGCGGCATTCTCATTGCACCGATACAAGAACAAAAACGCCGCGCCGCGTAAAACACATACACACACCCCCGCGCGGCATCGTAGACGGATTGCAGACTGTTGCCTAGATCATGCCGCGCTCTGAGAGAGAGGATAGAGCGATGGCACAAGCGTTAATCAAAGACACGACAAGCGACGAACCGATCACACGTGACAACATCGACACGTTGGACTGCACAATCGAACACGAAGGCCGCAAGTGCACGGCTAACGGTGCGTGGTACGATGGACAACGCGCCGTCGCCTACGTTGGAAAGACATTAGGCGACGGCATGGGTGTTGATCGTCATGGACCAACATCGCGCCGTGCACTCACAGACTGGCACGGCAATCAAATCGGTACATGCGCACTAACGTCAAGCTGGCGTGTGCGTTCTTATATTGGCTGTCGCATGTACCAGATATACGCTACGATCAATGGTGTGGACTACACCGGACGCGGCTTTGGCGAAGGAATGTCAGTTGTCCTTCGCCGCTGCGCCAAGCAACGGAGCTAATATCATCAACCCCCAACGCGCGGCATCGTCTAGGCAACAGTCGATCATCTTATCATCATACCGTGTTCTGCGCGCCCTCAATCTCAGGAGCACAGACCATGGAACTTATGCAAGCGTCTCGGCAATGGGCTTCGCGGCCAAGTGACGAGAGGTTTACGTCTCTGCCCGCACTCGCAGCGTTCACGCGTTACGAGCGCGACAATGCAGCGCGACGCGTCATGCCTAATCGTGGCTTGACTGTCATGCCGTCAACGACCGATCCCCTTGACGTTGCCGTGGCTGGTCCTAATGGCCACCCTGCCCAATTCACTCATTGGGCATTCTCGCAGTTGTGTTCGCTCGCTGGCGTCCCGTCATCCTACATACGGGATAGTCGCATGCCGGGCGCGCTCGCTGCGGACAACATCAACTGGGGCTTACACCACGCCCGCGACGTTGAAAGCGTGTCGGTGCTCGTGCGCCGTCGCGAAGACGACAACGGCAACAAGACCACGCATCTTGCAGCCGTCAACGGCCCAGACTACGGAGTTGTCTGGAACGCTGACATTGCCGAGACAATGGTTCGGCAATTCGGCGACGGTGTGTCGGGCGACTGGCGGATACCGGGCGAGTTCGGCAAGCGTGTCGAACCGACAAAGGCGAATACAACTCTGTACGCCAGCGACCGCGATATGTGGGCTTTCCTCGCCGATGAGGAACGGCGGATCGAAGTCCCCAACCGCCGCGATGGAAAGGCGGGTTCACTCGCTCGCGGGTTCTACATTAGCAACTCCGAAGTCGGCGCGTCTCGGCTCGTGCTCGGAATGTTCCTGTTCGACTACGTTTGCTGCAACAGGATCATCTGGGGCGCGACCGAGCACACGGAGATTAAGATACGTCACACGTCTGGCGCTCCGTATCGTTGGGTCGAGGAAATCCGCCCGATCCTTACGGAGTACGCCAATTCCTCCCCTGCCAACGTCGCCGACACAATCGCCGCTGCGAAGTCAGCAAAGATCAAAGGCGATGTCGAGACGTTCCTCGCCACTCGCTTCGGCAAGGGGATGGCAGGAAAGATCACAGCAGCCCATCTCGTTGACGAATTTCGGCCCGTTGAAACGATTTGGGATGCGGTGACGGGCGCTACTGCCTTTGCGCGCACCGTCGAACACGTTGACGCACGCGTAAAGATCGAACGCACGGCGGGCAACCTACTCCGCCTCGCCGCGTAACCTCTCAACCACGTCGCAGATCACGGTATGATGATGGGATGATCGAACACTGACACTGCGCCCTG